AGCGCTCTACTTGTAGAGTCGAGCCACACTTACATCTGTAATCATAAATCATAGTTTAATCGCTTCCTCGATATCAAGATAACCTACTAACTTCTCAATCTTACTGCGGTTAGCAAACTCTGATGTAACCGGCATCCAATGTGTTACCCACTCCGGCTCTGGTATATCCATTAGGTCAAAAGAATATATACCCTGCGGAGTAGAGTTAATGTAGAAGGGAATCAGATCGCGCTCAGCGCTCTGCGTTATGAGCTTGCGATACTTCATCTCCTCAATCAAGAGGGTAGGGTAGTGAGTATGGCGGCACTTCAACTCTATGTAATGCCCTGCTTGCTGACTGATACAGTCGAATGAATCATAGATACCTTCACTCTTTACCAGGTCAGGATATAAACTTTCTTGTAAGTATTCAAAGAGTTCTAATTCTTTCATCGCCAAGGGTTGTCTCCTCCGAGTAGGTTCTGCAACTTGCGAAGTGAATTAGAGCAACGCCTATCAGCAGTAGATAAAGCGCAACCATATACTTCAGCTATCTGCTGAAGGGTAAGACCTTCGTGATGTCTAAGTAATAGTAAGTCTTTATCAGGCTGGTCCAACTTCAGGTAAGCCTTCTTAATATCTATCAGCACGGCAAGCAGGTTGCCACCCTCGGAAGGTGATGATGAGCCACGAGGTTGCCCATCTTTAATCATATCTTGTATCTGTTCTAGCACTGTCCCATCAACTACTGAAGCGATAACAAATGGTAGTAGTTGGCCCAAGGTGGCAGACTCATAGTAAGTTTCATCTGTTACTGAGTAACCAGACTTATCAGCCTTCTGCCTGCGAGCGTAGCGCTCAGCCACCCTACGCATTTGCCAAGCGATACGTTGAAGGTTATGTTTATTCTGCTCAGGATCTGGCTCTGCTAACTGCTCGTTAATATAGTAAGCACGACCAGTAGCCCACACGTAGCACTCTTGCGCTACGTCAGCCTTCTCTACGAAGTTTTTGTAACGGCGATAGATACTATTAGCAACCGAAGGAACTAAGTCATATACCGCAGGGTTTAATTCAGTCACAGTCAGGTAGCACCAAATCTATAGTGTGTTGGATGTTTAATAGTTTGATAGCAAGGAAGTCGAGGTAGTTGCTAGCGTCAGCTATCTCCTCTAGTAATTCTCTAATGGTATCTGCGGTAGTAAAGGACTCGAACTTCTGCCCGTTAGCTAACGCATACTGGCTATGTCCTACATTCTTAACACGACCTGCACGTAGCGAAGCGAAGGCTTCTATGAATGAAGTGAGGTCATCGGTGCTTACACCACCGGCACTACGATATCCAGCAACTACTGGATGATCTGCTAACGGACTGCTGGCAGGGTTACCACGAACTGCTTGAGAGTCTGGTCTACGCTCAGCACTATGAAGCCACTCTCTATCAAAATTGTCAGCGCTAATTCCAGTTCCTCGCTCATTCATTAGACTCTCCTATCAGTAAGTTACGGGTTGCCTCTACGCCATTGGCTAGGTAGTAGTCATTGATATCCATACTAGGTGGTAGTGTAACAATAGTTGAGTTCATCACCTCGTTTGCGACACGCTTAGCGAACTCAGCTCCTGGGTTAGAGCCATCCTCTTTGCTCCTGGCACTCCGACTGCTGGTATGCCTAGAACTCCTGAAGTAATGACCGCATCTAGTTCACCTTCAGTAATAACAATATGCTTACTACTAATAGTAATATCTTTTACGTTATATAGGTGCGCCTTCTGGCCCGTAGGACTACCATACTTAGGCTTGCCATCATCAAGACGCCTGAACTTAAAACCAACACAAGACCCGTTGACTGTTATATATGGGATAGATATCCATCCTTCATACATTTCGTGTCCGTTGATAGGCTCAACGATAGTTCCTATCTGATACTTAGTTGCTACTGACTCAGAGATCCCACGTTCTGCGAGCGCGATTAGAGTTTCGGGAGTTATTTCCTGTGCGTATCGTTGCGCCGCTTCCTGCAACAATTTCGATTGCGCGTTTAAGCCCATCTTTAAACTCCATATTCTCTAATATACAAACCAAGTTCACTGCATTGCCACCCTTACCGCAGGTATGGCAGTAATAGAGATTATCTATTGTATTGATTACCGCGCTACGCCTGCTGTCGTTGTGCAACACACAACGCACCGAGCTGGACTTACCTTCTCTTACTTCCCCGCCAAAGGCTAGAACTATCGGTCCTATGGGGACTGAGTTCGCATCTGTGGCACCGGTGAATCTTTTCTTACGATCAACCCTGGACCAACCTTGTGTTGACATACGCACCCCTTATCCTCGCATTGGTAGTGTAAGTCTGTGGCCTTATCGTAGTAGCCGATTCCCTAATGATATCTACCGATACACCTGATAAAACTCTTTGTGCATCAATTAAACCATAGTTGTAAGCATTGTATTGTGGGTCTGGGTTTTCTGAATCTTCTGATTCAATCAAAAGGTCTGCAATAGCTCTTGAGAATTTATGCTCATCAATTATTTTAATCTTCATCTGTTACTTCTTCCTCGATTAGTTCTAGGTCTGGTGTTACTTCTTCTTCCGGTGTTGTTGACCAAGTTTCTGTGCTAGTGATAGCACCTTCTGGTGTTGGCATCATTGTTACCGTTATCTTTCCCCACCTCTTATGAGATGGCATATAGGTCCTTTTACCTGCTCTTATTGGTCGTCGTTTCCAAGTTCCAATTCCATCGTATGAGTTTAGATTTCTACTCATTATTTTTTTCCTTTAACCATTGCTTTAAATCCTGTATAACCCAGGCTTGCTCTATGCCAGCGTTGCGGCGCTTGACTACAACATAATGCAGTGGCACTTCCCCGATACCACGAGCATTAGCATAGTTAAGCGCCTCAACTTCTGCTTCCCTCCAGAATTCAGGCAACGATAAAGTTGCCCTGTTCTTGAGTTCAAGGATGTAGGTCTTGCCAGCGATGACAACAACCATATCTCCTTCATCCTTACTGCCCGCTTTAGTTAAGCGTTCAGCTAGGACACCTGCTTTACGGAGCCACTTCATAACATCTGTTTCAAAGATGCTACCTTTGACTCGGTTGTATTTACTCGCCATCAAGTTTCACCTTGTTAACTTTAAAGACTTGTTGCCCGTCTTCCTCTGCAACCTCAACGATTCCTGCCTGTATGAGTAGCGAAGCGAAGCCCGCAAAGTCCATCTCCAGCTTGACTATACGCTTCTTTAGATACTGGATCTCTGTGTTCACAATAACCCTTTCTCAATAACCTCAATAGTAGGGCAGGGATATAACACGCCATTGGCATTTTCTCCTACACAAGAGAAACAATAACGACCTGCTGGCCTATGTAATTGCACTACTTTTTTAAGAACTTCCACACCAAAACTATCTGTAAGAACATCAATTAAGTGGTCAACTTCTGCCAATAATTCATCGTAAGTTACTTCTGCCATTGCTTCTTATCCTTGAATGCTATTGCTAGCCATCGCCTGATGTCTATACATTCTGCCGTAAGCATCAGCATCGTTTATCTGACAAGCACCATAGTTAGTAAAGAGTCCAGCATAATCTTTACCATCAGCAGCGTGTGGTCCAAAACGATTCTTAACTACAGCAACTCTCAATACATTATCTTGTGGGTCATAACCTAGTGTAAGTATCAGCGCTGGTAATTGACTTACCTTGCCGTGAATAGCACGACGTGCAGGTGGGTTGATAGTAGAACCATACTCACTCTGCTCTGATACGTGGTGCAATACCAGCACACACGCTTCAGTCTTACGTGCCATATCGTGTAGCTCCATCATAATTGCACGAAGACCAGCCCACTCATTATCAGTTTCAGCAACTACGTTCATTAAGTTATCTATGACTATCAACTCTGGCGCCTCGCCATATAATTCTACATACGCCCGAATCTCAAGTTCAAGGTCATCTATTGAAGGTGATGAGTCAAAGACCCACTTAATGTTATTTAGTCTTGGTAAATGCTGATCGTAATAATGAGTGTTGCTAGCCAAGTTACTTTCAACTAACACCTGAGAATGTCCTGATAGATGAGCCGCAGCTCTCATCATAACCGTAGTTGTGTCAGTATCAGCAGAGAAGAATAACGTAGGCACATTTGCTCTGATTGCATATATCAATGCGAACATTGACTTACCAGCATTAGGTGCTGCTGCAACCATACATACTTGCCCACGTCGGAACTTGATTTGCTTATTAGATAAGGCTCTCCATACGTCAGGTAGTGGTGTTGCTTTGGTAAGGACACCACTCCACGCTCTGGATAAATCAAGCAACGTTATCTCTCCTAAGTATTATGTTTCGCTGTCTTCTTATAGATGATCTGGCTCTAACGGTTAGACCGCCCCAGATACCGTGCTGCTCGTTATAGATGCCCCATTCAGCGCATTCAATTTGGTGGGGGCATTTACCACAGATTGATTTAGCATAGCTAACAACCTGTTGCATCTGATAACCGATTTCTATTTCAGGAAACCAGTAATCTCCGCCCACTTCGGCACATAATGGAGCCTCGAATTCTTGAGGCTCTCGCATTAGTTATCGGATCCACACCGTCTCGCACTTATCAGGTGCGCCCTTCGGTGCTGCACACATTAAGCCCTTCCAGGCTTTACCTTGTGCGTTGGTTCCGCTACGAAGTGACATTGTTCCGTGCTTGCATTGTTGTTCCGCTCCTGTCGAAGCAGGAGCATTATTAAAAGGTGGTGTATCAACTACCGGTGTAGCGTTAAATGCCTTTGCTGCATATGCAAAGTTACCACCGCTACCTAGTGCTGTTGATGTTGACTTAATTAGTTCAGCCACATCTTGTAGTGTTGTTAGTTGTGCTTCAAGTTCTGCTTGTGATGAAGCATAGATATTAATAAGAGTTCCATCAGCTAACTTAAAGTTAGCCTGCAACTTGGTTGAATCAGGTGCTGCCATTTACTTGCCTCCACTTTGTTTGATAGATAAGCGATTAGATTCTGGTCCTAATTTCTTAGGAACAAAGCCTAGAAGTTTCTCAACTTCCTTGTCGTCAACAGTAGACCTACCAGCAACTGTTGTCCAACTGATTTGCACTCCGCTAAGAGTGCTACCTATTACTCCCTCGAAGCTGGCCTTCAAGGAATCCTTTTGCTTTTCTAGTTCTTTTATCTGTGCGTCATACTGTAAATATAACAACGCATTCTTGTCAACATCAGGGTCCGGTATCAATACCTCACTGACTTCGATACGTTCTTTTTTTAGACCAACGCATCCCATCTCACCAGATGCGTCATAGTATTTACAATAGAACTTGCAGTAACTTTCATCCTTCTCAGGATCAGGTGCAGTTGCAGCTTCTTTAACTGCTGCCAACCAGCCCAGTGCTTCAAGTGCCATTGCTTCATCATAAGGTTCTGAGTGCCACTTGATATCACGTTCATCACCATCACGTGCAATTGCTACAAGGTTAACGTTCTTAACATCATAACCATTTTTAGATAATAGATAGCCATATACCTGCACCTGCCAACGCTGTTGCGTTGACGGGAAGTAACCTAGGTTCTTTATCTTGCTAGTCTTCCAATCAATCACATCACCAGATTCTGGTATGAATAAGTCAACGTGTGCTTTCATATCACCATATTGAACTTCAGCTTCAACTACATACTTCTCACCCTTTGGGTCAATAGCACCGATAGCTTCTTCAATGGCTGCGTGAATAGCAGTCCCCATAATTGCTGCAAGTTTTAATTCGTTCTCATTAGTTTCTGGTTGTGCATTCAACCGATACCAAACCTTACGACGGCAACCACCAAGTTCTGATGGTCCCACCTGTGTCTGAACTGAACGTGATCTACTTGCATCTTTAGCACGTAGAACGTTTATCAATAACTCTTTTGCATCTGTCATTAAATCGTCCTCTCCTGGACTACCAACTGTAAAGGCTTGCCGGTATTCACGTCAAGGACCGACGCAATCTCAACTGCTTTTCGGGCGAGTCGCTTTGCGTCTTCTAACTCCAGCTCAGTCTGGACATCTGAATAAAGATACCCAAGAGCAAACTGACCGCCACTACCGATAGCGTAAGCTCCGACATCGCTTTGGAAAAAAGAGAGGTCACAAGCAACCCGAAAGATATTGCCGTTAAAACTAAGTAAATAATCGAAACCACCATCTGGATCCACCTTATTGAAGTCGTAGTTGTTTTCATTGAAAGCCTTGATAATACTAGGGATAACTTTCTTCCCCATAAAACTTACTGGATTCTCCCCACGATAAGCAGGTGGCTTCCAGTTGTAAGCGAGTATATCTCCTGGCCTAGTGTCACCGGAAATAGCAAGTAGGAACTTACCTATCTCAACTATCTTCGGTGTGCTAAGTGCGAGAGTTACTAGATTAGATTCTGTGATTTGACTGTCAGCTACTAAGACTGCGTAATCAATCCCTTCTATTCCAACAACCGTTGTAATGGGACACCTTCTTTCCTTGGACGTGAATCATATCACGACACGCCAGAGTTTCCTACTAGGCGTTGGTTTACTAGAGTCTGTGTATAATACGAGCGTGAGCGAGTTTAAACGGTCTGAGCGCCCCTCAAGGGCGCGTAGCGGTCAGTATACGGTTACTGTGCGGCTCCGTCTACCAACCCTGTTCAAAAATAAGAACCGCCTGCCTGATAAATTTGGCACGGACTTGAGGTCTTTAGGACCGATACACGCCTGTCCCTGTGGATCACAAGTCTTTAATGTTATGGCTTCCTTTGAAGACTACGAGTTAGTCTGGTATCACCTTGACGCTACCTGCGTCAACTGTGGGAACCTGGTCGTCGTGCCTTGCCCAGTAGATAAAGAATAAAACGGCATAAAAAAAATAAGCCCCACTCCCGTTAGGGAGCAGGGCTATATGTTGCCTCGCAGGAAGCTAGGTTACTTTTCGGAACCTAATCCAAATTCTTTTTCAGTCTTGTCTGCCCACTTTGCTAGTGGTGCAGCAAGGGAACCAATTAGGATGGCATATTCTGGTGCGACATCTGCTGCTAAGGCGATAGCCATAGTTACTGCTGATGCTAGAACAGCACGAAGGTAAGACATAAAGGCTGCCTTAGTCTTTGGGCTTTTTAGTTTCTTTAGTAGATCTTTCATTTCTTGCTCCATTTCGGTCTGCCAAACCCGACGATAAATACACCGAGCTTGCGCTTGTTGTTTGCTTTATACGCACGGATGCGTAGGGCAACTTCTCCACCATTGGCTTGTGAGCCTTTTGGTTTCTTCTCTGGACTGGTATTGCCTTCGATAGTGGTAACTGTTCCGTCGCCGTTATCCTTGAGGATAATGCCAACGTGGTCTACCTTATCGCCGCCAGGGAAGTCGAAGAAAACTATATCTCCAGGCTGTGGTTTCTCAGTTGCTATGTTAAACCAGGTGCCTAAACCTTGGAAGCCTGCTTTACCAGCAGGTGTATAGATGCAGCTAGGAATCTTTATCTTGGCTTTTGTAGCACACCAGTTGACAAAGTAACCACACCAGGGTTGTCCGTTGTTCTTGTTGTATTTAACCTTATTGCCTTCGGCTTCTACTACACCGACCTCTGCCTGTGCTATCTCTAGGAACTTATCTACTTGGCTCATTTGCGATCCAATAACATATCTATTACCTCGTCAAGACGTCGTTCAAGTCTATTGACCTGGTCTTTTAAACTTCCGCCACCATTGGGGCGAAGTTCATATAGATAGTGCTTTACTAGCCAGCGAACAGCGCCAGCAAAAGCTGTTACTACTGCGATGATGGCTACGATAAGTGAGGCCCAGTTGGCAGGTGTCATTTTATACCGATCTAACTGTTACTAATAGCATTCCTCCATAGCCGGAGAAGCGCTTGTCTGATGGGGTCTTGTTAATGAAATCCATTTCTTCTATGAGTCCAAT